CCTGGAATGAAGGGCTCATATTAAACGCAGCAGGGTTTGAGAACCCTTACTACATGAAGGATTAGGAGGACAATTCTTATGAAACTCTCAAAACAACAAATTCAACAACAACGCGAAGCAATCGACGGCTTATATGAACTCGTAAAAGATGCACCAGCTAGCGAACGTAAAGATACAGCTATGGCGTACTGCGAAGGATGTATTGCTGCTTGCGACCTCGCGCTTAAGATATTAAATGGCAAGAAAGTAGAAGCTCCTAAGGTGGAAGAGCCTGAAGCTACTCCAGCAGTAGTAGAAGAGAAACCCGAAGAAAAGCCAAAACGTAAACGTACTACTAAAAAGAAAGAAGCTCCAGTAGTTGAGGAAACCCCTGAAGAAGATGATTTAGACGATTTGTTATAAGAGAAAGGATAGCGCCTTATGAAGGTCTTATTCAATCTACAAGTACAACAGCTGTACGACCTAGTGCGGCGCAATCAAGTGTCACCTTTTAACCCTGCAAGTTATTACCATGTACCTTGCGAACACTCCTTCGCTAATCTTTGGCCAATGGAATCTAATGGGTTCGGGATAGTGCCTTGCAGGGAATCAGATGAGTTCTATTGCCCAAGATGCGGTGAACGGATCAATGCTAAAGGGTTTACTGCAGAAGTTGGATATAGCGCCACAGTGCCTCTCTCACTAGACCTATCAATTATAGATAGGGGCGATAAACTGGACGTGCAATTTGAGTACGATACGGTGTACGCGGATGGCGATACAGGGATGATTTACAAAGGCTATAAATCTCGTGTCATTGATGTAGTACGGTTTGATTTCAAGCAAAGAAAAACCTTTACCTTACTCAAGAAGCGCTCACGCAGCGACGTCGTCGAAGAAGCGACAGTCTCTCCGTCGGGCTTTAGTAATTCCCTTTCATCGTTAGTTTGGTTCGTAGCCACTCCTGACTGCAGACTACATAACTACCGGGATGAGTTAAAATGTTTCGCTAAGGTGTTAAAAGAAGTGTTCTTCGAGAAGCTTTCAAAGGCAGTAGGGTATAAAGTTAAATCTATTAGACAAGGCGTACAGGTATCTAACAAGTACGGGGCCTTAGATAACCTACTTCATAACCTAGTATGGAAATTACAAGCTCCGGATGCACCGGCTATCAATGATAGTCTTAAACGAGACTATGATGACTTCTATAATCGGAAATTCCCCAACGAGACACTTGGTATGGGTAACGTATTAGAGTTAACCATAAAAGGCAACTCCTTTGTACAAGCCTTAATTAAGGCGCACAACTTACCCGACGCTAGATGGGTTCGTCGGTTATTACACGATAGACCGTTCTTCTATGCGAAGATCATCAAAGTTATGTCTACGTTATTTAAGAACAAGGACTATCAAAAGGCTATGGTCGATGTCGTTAAAGATAATGCTGATAATACAAGTTATATTCAGTCTTGGCCATTATGGCGAGATGACCGTGATTTATCGGTTATTCGTAAATTTGTTAATATCCTTAGCCATCAATATGGTGAGCGCCAGGCGTTCTTATTCATTAGAAATGCGCCTTCCTATCACGATGTCAGAGATACAGCTAGTATGTATTTTGAGTTATCGAGAAGTCGCCGTAAAGAGGTATGGGGCAGTCGCATCCAGGTGCGTAACCTACATGACACAATCTCGAGAATGCAAAAGTTCGACAAAGTGGAAGACGAAATCGTGCAGCAGCGTAAAGCACATCGCGCTTTAGCTGACATGGTTAACGGCTACCGCTTTATGGCCATCGGTTCGACTCATGGCATCATTGATATGGGTATACAGCTTAATAACTGTGTAAGCTCCTATATCAAGAAAGTGAAAGCAGAAACATGTGCTATCGTAGGTGTCTATAAATGTAACGAGCCTGTAGCGTGTATCGAGGTCAATCCGAAGAATGATGCGGACGACTTCGTAGAGATACACCAGGCTAAACTTAAAAACAATCGTGGCGTATATGAAGACCACGATATCAACGGAGCTGTAACGCAGTGGGTAACATCTCACGGCTTATGTGTTCCGGCGTATGTAAGAGATATCCAGTTTGCGAAGGGAGGAGCGATGTAATATGGATACTACTATCATCATAGCTACGGGCAAAAGTCGCTCCGCCCGTAGCTGGAAGTCTGAGAAAATGACTTGGAGTGAATTGGTCAAGAAATTGGCCGAGCCAACTGTAACGAATGAAACGGCTGCTGAATACGCCAAGATGTCTAAAGCTGATCAAGGCCGAAAGAAAGACGTCGGTGGTTTTGTAGGTGGCTACATTCCTGGTAGTGGTAGACGGATTAGAGGAGCCGTTAAAGAGCGATACTTAATCACTCTTGATGCGGATAATCCTAGCGAAGATTTCATCGTAGACCTAGATATGGAATTAGGCGGTATGGAGTACGTACTGTATAGTACGCACAGCCACACGGCTGACAATCCTCGCTACCGCGTGATTATTCCAGTCGATAGACCTATGACACCGGATGAGTACCAAGCAGTCTCGAGACGAATTGCTGATAACATCGGCATTGAGTTCTTCGACCCATCCACGCACCAGGCTGAACGCCTTATGTACTGGCCTAGCCATCCTAAAGATGTCGAGTATGTTTACCAGCATAGTGAGGGTTCACTTGTTTCAGTAGATACCTATTTGAGTACCTACAGAGACTGGCGGGATACGAGCCTTTGGCCAACGTCCGAAAAGGAATCACAAATTCGCCTTGATGCGGCTAAGAAGCAAGGTAACCCATTAGAGAAAAAGGGCCTTATCGGTGCTTTTTGTCGGAGTTACAGCATCACGGAAGCTATCCATAAGTTTCTCCCTGAAGTCTATGAACCTACAGCTGTAGAAGACCGGTACACCTATGTAGCCGGTAGCTCGGTAGGTGGTTTAGTCATCTACGATAACGATACCTTCGCTTACTCCAACCATGCAACTGACCCTATCAGCGGTAAACTTGTTAATGCATTTGACCTTGTCCGGATCCACTTATTCGGAGATAAGGACCCAGCAGATGAGACCGCCGTCACCAAATTACCAAGTTACAAAGACATGATAGACTTTGTCAATGAAGACGGCGCTGCACCAATCCTGCTCGATAAAGAACGTATGGCGGATATGGAATTTGAGGATATCACGGATGATGACGAGGACTTTTTATCGAAGCTTAAGCGTGATAAAAACGGTACCCCTGAATCTGATGTATTCAACTGTCTTGTAGTACTTAAACAGGACCCTACTCTCAAAGGTAAAATTCGTCTTGATGAATTCGCACACCGCTTAGTCGTGATTGACGATTTGCCGTGGCGTGATAAGGACGAAACTCCTTACTGGACGGATACCGACGATGCGTGCTTACGTAACTACTTCGCTACAAAATACCTTATCAAGGGTAAAGGCATCATCGACGATGCGCTCCAGGAAGTAACGCAAGATAATAAGTTCCATCCTGTGCGTGAGTACTTAAAGGAATTGACTTGGGACGGCGAATGTAGACTTGATACTCTTTTCATCGATTATATTGGCGCTGAGGATACCGAATACATTCGAGCTGTTACCCGTAAATGGATGTGCGGTGCCGTAGCTCGTGTTATGGATCCAGGCGTTAAGTTTGATACGGCGATTGTGTTGTATGGTTCTCAGGGCTTAGGTAAGTCCCTTATCTTGGAGCGGTTAGGCCGTAAATGGTTCAACAACTCACTTGTTGATATCAAAACCAAAGACGCCCTAGAACAAATTCAAGGGTCTTGGATAGTCGAACTTGCAGAACTTGCACCGACCTACAAGAACGATAACGAAATCGTTAAAGCCTTTATCAGCCGTACCTCTGACCGGTTTCGTTCTCCGTATGGGAGACGCACCGAAGAGTATCCTCGCCAGTGTGTATTCGCTGGATCCACTAACAATCTTATGTTCCTTAAAGACCGAACAGGTAACCGCCGATTTTGGCCAATTACTGGCGATAAGGACCGGAAGACAAAGCACTCCTGGGAGTTATCGAAAGATGATATTGACCAAATATGGGCGGAAGCGTTTGTGTATTGGTCGGAAGGTGAGCCTTTAGTACTTGAAGGAGCACTTGAAGAGGAAGCCCTTAGAATTCAGTTATCCCATACAGAAGGCGGTGAACTTGTAGGTCTTATTGAAGAGTACCTCGACATGTTACTTCCTGAAGACTGGGAAACAATGGATATCTACGACAGACGAGATTATGTCGCTAATTATGGCGATGATGATCATTGTGGTTCAGTGCAGCGGGAACGAGTGTGTGCCCTTGAGATATGGTGTGAAGTGCTTGGCGGGGACAGGAAGAACCTGCAGAACGCAAAGGCTAGAGAGATTATTGACATATTACAGTCAACGCCTGGATGGAACCCATACACAAAAGGGACAGGAAAAGCACGTTTCGGCAGGCTTTACGGCCCACAGAGAGCGTTTATAAAGGAAGGTACAGACCTCCTATCAATGTATAAACGAAATCATGGTAAGTAGGTGTGTCCAATTATTTGAGGTGTGTCCAATTATTTAATAGGTATGAATGTTCGTAAAAATAAATATTCAAGCCTATACATCGATGAATTTTGATATATGGCGATAATTGGACACACTAAACACGTCTGGACACACTAATCGGACACGGCTGAAAAGTAGATAACTGCTAATCTAAATAGTAAAGTGTATCTAGTGTGTCCAATTATTTATATAAAAATAAAAAAATAAATATATGAATAATTGGGCGTATATATATAAGCGTAAAAAACGCAAATACGCGTATATATATATGTTGGAAAAAAATTGGGCACTTCGGACACACCCCCCCCATAAATCCAGTATTGGTGCGGGTTCATGGGTGTGTCCGAGGGTGTGTCCAATTATTAAATGAGAACGAGGTGAGAACGTGGAAAAAGACATCGAGCGATGGTTAGGAAATCAACTCAAAAAAATGGGGTGCATATATATGAAATTCGTGTCACCTGGAAATGATGGTGTACCAGATCGGATTATTGTACTTCCAGGAGGCGGTGTCATATTCGTCGAGTTAAAGGATACGAACGGAAAGCTAATGGCTAACCAAAGAGTACAGATTTCACGATTACGAAAGCAAGGCGCTTTGGTGTTTGTGGTAACCGGGATGTCTGATGCCAAGTTATTTGTTGAAGATATGGAAAGGGCGATACATGGACTTTCATCCACACGAGTATCAAAGCATTGCAATACAACGAATCATTGATAATACCCATTATGGCTTGTTACTGGATATGGGGTTAGGTAAAACCATATCTACACTCATTGCGATTGACCGGCTTATGTATGATTACTTTGATATTAAAAAAGTACTACTCATTGCACCTAAGAAGGTAGCAGAATCTACATGGGCCCAAGAAACGCAAAAATGGAGCGCTACACGGCGTTTAACGGTGGCTAAGGTGTTAGGTTCCGAGAAGGAACGTATACACGCCTTAGAGAGTGAATCTGACATTTATGTGATAAATCGTGAAAACGTGCAATGGTTATATGAGTACTACCATAAGAAAAAATCGTTCCCCTTTGACATGTTAGTTATCGATGAGAGTTCATCGTTTAAGAACCCACAAGCAAAACGGTTTAAGGCGATACGAAAACTTCGTCCATTGTTTAAGCGTATCGTCATTTTAACAGGTACACCTGCACCGAATACGCTTCTAGATATTTGGGCGCAGATGTATCTACTAGATGGTGGCGAACGATTAGGTAAGACGATTACTGAATATCGCACCCGATACTTTACACCGGATAAAACAAATGGAAATGTCGTATACAGTTACCGATTACTGCCAGGTGGTGACAAGGCGATATTCAGTAAGATGCAAGATATCTGTATGAGCTTAAAAGCGAAGGACTATCTTACACTACCTGAACGTATCGAGAATGTCATTACAGTAGAGATGAACCCAAAAGAATGGGAACTCTATAAACAGATGGAACGCGAGCACGTGCTTAGCTTAGTCGATGATGACGACGTAAGTGCACTTAATGCAGCAGCGCTCGCCGGTAAATTGTTACAACTAGCGAATGGATCCATTTATAACGATGATGGTGAAATCGTAGTCGTCCATAACGAGAAGATTGAACGCTTGAAAGAATTGATAGAGACGAACGAAGGAAAACCGATGTTAGTGTTCTACAACTTCAAACATGACCTTCAATCGATTAAAGAAGCATTCCCAAAAGCGGTCGAGCTAAAGACCGATGACGATGTAGCGGAGTGGAACAAGGGCAACATTCAAATGTTACTGGCACATCCCGCATCAGCAGGGTACGGCTTAAACCTTCAAGCCGGCGGCAATATCATCGTATGGTATGGCCTAACTTGGAGCCTTGAGCAGTATCAACAAGCGAACGCAAGGTTACACAGGCAAGGACAAACACAACCCGTGATTATTCATCATCTAGTCACTAAAGGCACGATGGACGAGCAAGTCATGAAAGCGTTAGAACGTAAAGAAGCTGGGCAAGATGCCCTCTTAGAAGCTATTAAATATCGTAAAGAATTGTATAAGGAGTAGAACTATGCAAAAGAAATGTAGACGATGCGGAGACACATTTACAGTAAAAACACACGAGGATTATTGTCCTGAGTGTGAGAAAGTTATGACACCTCCTGGTGCAGGCGTGAGTAAAGAGTTAACCTGTGAAGGATGTGGCACAACCTTTATCCACAAAAAGGAAAAGGCACAAGGCCGTTGGCCTAAATACTGTCCTGAGTGTCTACCTAAATACTCTAAGGTACCTAAGAAGAAGGAAGTGCAAACTATTGCAGAAGAGGTAGTCAAAACTATCGAGGAGTCTGAAGTTAAGACCATCAAATTGCCTAAGCAAGAAGATGTTATCAACCATCCTTCACACTACACACGATGTAAGATTGAGGTTATCGATTTTATCGAGGATCAACAACTCCCATATCATCTTGGTAATGTTATCAAGTACATCACAAGAGCGGGGCATAAGGGAGATAAACTTGAAGACCTAAAAAAAGCGCGGTGGTATTTAGACCGGTATATCAATGAGGTAATGCAGCATGAGTGACTATAAAGAAAAGGCGACTGCGTATTTACAAGATATCAAGATGATAGCTATTCGTATTCAATCACTACGGCAAGATATTCGCAAACTGCAGTATGATATCATCACCTTATCGGCGATTGATTATTCCAAAGACCGAGTATCCGGAGGGGGTACTCCGGCAGGGCTTGAAGGTGATGTGGCCAGACTTGTTGATACAGTAGATACCAAAAAACGGGAGATAGCAAAGCTTATTGCTAAAAGGGAAGAAGCAAGGGCTTTAATTGAACAGATAGAATGTATACCAGGGCGTATTATATTATCGCAAGAATACATAAACGGGGCATTTCCTAAGAAAGTACAAGCGATGATATATTACGAAAAAAGTAGTTACTTCAATTTAAAAAATAAAGCGTTGAACGAATTAGGGGAGCTACTTTCATAGTGGAGTGTTTTGGAGTATTTTGGACTTAAATGAACCGACTTGACATAGTATAATGTAGTTGTGAAAGGTGTCATTAGTCATCTAACACAAATCCTCTCTTATACACAACTCGGCAAAAAGCACGGTGATAACGACCGTGCTTTTTGTTGTATGTAGCATTGTAAATACAGGGGCCCATATTTATGATGTAGGCAATCGCGTAAGCTAAGGAGAGGGAATATGTAAAAATGAAATTTACTGCACAATGAAACCAGGGCGAGCCGATTATGTCCACATACATTTCAAAGCTTATACATTATGAGCTTGCCCTGTATCGTTGTACGCTGACATCTGATGACTAGAACTAGTAGTCCTCCAATAACTATATAGCCTAACAACAACCAACTAGTCATCGGATTTGAGCGTACAAAATATTAAGGTGAAAAGGTATGAGCACAGAAGTCAAATGTATTAAACGCAAATGCCTGAATAATAAGAACGGCGTTTGCACAGCAAAACTAATTGAATATGACGGCCTGTGTCAAACGTATATCACACACGACCACGCACACAAAAGTAATTGTGGATTATGCACTCGTTCGCACGGCCGATTTAAGAGAAACAGCCGTGATATATTAAGATAGCCAGGAGGTGAGATAGTGGCTGTATTAGCAAATAAACGACACGAAAAATTTTGTCATGAGTACATCAAGGATATGAATGCGAAACAGGCCGCTATTCGCACTGGTTACTCTGAGAAATCTGCTGAGTCTCAGTCCTCAAGACTGTTAAGGAATGACAAGGTTAAAAAACGGGTTGCCGAGCTCCGTGACGCCTACTTCAACGAAAACATCATGACGGCTCAGCAGGTCGAGTATGAGTTAACACGAATTGCCCTGGGGCTCTCAAATGAAAAGCAAGTGGTTATCGAGGGCACAGGGGAAGGATGCTCCGAAGCTCGCATTATCGATAAACCGCCGGACGAGAAGTCAAGATTGAAAGCCTTGGAGCTAATGGCTAAACGTCATAGAATACTCAGCGGTGATACAACTATCGATATTAAGCCCGTACTCATCGTAGGTGGTGACGATATTGCAGACTAACAGAGTGTACTTGCCTGATATCGTAGGTAAGGGATACGGTGCTTTTTGGCGGTACAAAGGCCGTTATAAAGTAGTCAAGGGAAGCCGTGCCAGTAAGAAGTCCTCTACACAGTCTCTTAAAGTTATTATGGAGATAATGGAGAACCCTTGTATAAACTGGCTAGTCGTTCGTAAGACAGAACGGACTTTGCGTGACAGTTGTTTCGCGCAACTCAAATGGGCTATGCGACAGTTGAAAGTGGAGCGGTACTTCAAATGTTCCGTATCGCCACTTGAGATAACGTATATTCCAACAGGGCAGAAGATTCTATTTCGTGGTCTCGATGATCCTTTAAAAGTAACGTCCATTACTGTTGAAGTCGGTGCTTTGTGTAGGCTATGGATTGAAGAAGCTTACGAGATTATGAGCGAAGATGCATTCAACAGACTGGATGAATCTATTCGTGGTCAGTTACCAGAAGGATTGTATCACCAGGTAGTCTTAACTTTTAACCCCTGGTCGGATAGGCACTGGTTAAAGAAACGCTTTTTTGATGAACCTAGTGACAACGTGCTAGCCATGACTACGAATTACCTGTGCAATGAGTTCCTGAGTGAATCCGACTTAGTGTTATTCGAAGAGATGAAGAAGAACCCTAAGCGGTACCAAGTAGCAGGGCTCGGCAACTGGGGCGTTGTTGAGGGCCTGGTTTACGAAAACTGGAAAGAACAAGAATTTAGTGTTGATTATATTAGAGGTCAAACCGGTATCAAGTCCGCGTTTGGCCTTGATTTTGGTTATACGGTAGACCCTACAGCGCTAGTGTGCATGCTAGTTGATATGGAGAATAAGAAAATCTACATATTCGATGAGCTGTACGAAACGGGGCTTACGAATCAACAATTAGCATCTCGTATCAAGGATATGGGGTATGCGAAAGAGAAGATTCGAGCCGATAGCGCCGAGCCTAAATCCATTGAGGAATTGTACCAGGAAGGGCTAAAAGGTATAACCAGGGCACGTAAAGGTAAAGACAGCATATTAAACGGTATTCAGAGGATACAAGACTACGAATTAATCGTTCACCCAAGATGCGTTAATGTGCTGCGTGAATTATCCACGTACCAATGGGCGAAGGATCGCTTTGAGAAATACACAGGGAAACCTGAAGACGAAAATAACCATGCTATGGATGCTATGCGGTATGGTTTGGAAGATATTAATGTAGAAAGGTGGTCGTTTGATTGATATTATCTCAGCTGTGGGACCGCATCATAAAAGGTTCAGCGACTATGTCGGAACGCGAGTTCCTACAAGCACAACTGCGTAATTTTCTGGGTAGCGAACAGCGTAAAACGATGTGTACTGCAATCGATTATTATGATGGTAAACATGACATTTTAAATAAGCAACGCTACGTTATAGGTGAAGGCAATACACGAATAGCGTTACAAGGCGTTCCTAATAATCAGATTGTGGATAACCGATTTGATGATTTGGTAGACCAAAAAGTTAACTACTTATTGTCTAAGCCATTAGATATTAACACCGATGATGACGAGCTTGATAAGATGTTTGGTATTCAGTTCCAGCGTTTATTGAAGTCAGTCGGTAAGTTTGCAACGATGGCGGGTAAGGCGTATATCCATCCTTACATCGGTCTCGATGGCTCACTTAAGTTTAAAATGATGAAACCGCATCAGGTTTTACCATTTTGGGCAGATGAGGAGCACACACAACTAGATGCGTTCCTTTACTTGTACGATATTGAGTACTACACAGGATTAGAAACTAAGACTATTCATAAAGTGGAATACTACACACCGAATGGTATTCAGTATTATGTTTGGGATATGGAACATTTACTTCCTGACCCTGATAAAGAAAATACTGCCAATTTTGCGATTGCCGATAAACCGTATAACTGGGAACGTATTCCGCTTATTATGTTCCGTGCGAATGAGTTCGAACAACCGCTTATCGATAAGGTCAAGTCCTTGCAAGATGCACTTAACCGATTACTATCTAACTTCCAAGATAATATGGAAGAAGATATCCGCAGCACTATTTTGATTTTGCAGAACTATGACGGCGAAAATCTCGCTGAGTTCCGTCAAAATCTTGCTTCGTATGGCGCAATTAAGGTTCGCACAGTCGATGGTGTCAACGGGGATGTGAAAGCCTTAAAAATAGAGGTGAATAGCGACAACTACCAACTACTGATTAACATTTTGCGTAAAGCTATTATCGAGAACGGCCGAGGCTTTGATGCTAAGGACGATCGTATGGCTAACAATCCTAATCAGATGAACATCATGTCCATGTACTCTGATATTGATTTAGACGCTAACGAAATGGAGCTCGAATTTAAATCTAGCTTGCACGATTTGATGTGGTTTGTTAACACGTACCGCGGTTTAACTAATCAAGATACAGTTGAAGAAGTGGACTTCATCTTCAATCGTGACTTACCAATCAATGAAGGCGATACCATTAACAACTGCAAAAACTCCGTTGGTATCATCTCCAATGAAACCATTATCGCAAATCATCCGTGGACAACTGATGCTGCGGAAGAGCTTGCAAAAGTTAAAAAGGAACAGTCCGAAGTAACAGCAGATTTTGTTGTACCGAACGGCGGTGAGGCAGATGGCGAATGATTACTGGGAGAAACGGTATGAGCGGTTACTAGATGAATCGTTTCAAAAAGCTAGTTTGACAGATGACGAAATCAAAGCTAATTATGCAAGGGCGTTACGCAGGATAGAAAAGGCTATCAACGATTGGTATCGCCGGTTCGCCACAGAAAACGGACTTCAACTAGCCGAAGCAAGGAAACTACTGAACGCCTACGAGATGAAAGCCTTTAAAATGGATTTAGCTGAATTCAAAGCAGAAGCTAAGAAACTCGGCGTATCCGATGAACATCAACAAATGCTATCGAACGCATCCATTCGTGAGCGGTTAAGCCGTGAACAGATGCTGTATATCAATGTGGTTCACGAGCTCGAAATACTGGCTCAAAAGCAGAGTATTTCGCTTAATGACTTACTGAAAGATGTGTATCAATCCTCTGCGTATAAGTCCGCATACACAGTGCAGACGCAACGCGGAGAGTACGCACCTATTAATACGATTGATAGTAAACGCGTTGAAAGTGTGGTTCACAGCCAATGGGCGAGTGATGGCAAGGATTTCAGTAGTAGGATTTGGGGCGATACGAGTAAGTTAGTCGCTAATTTACAGAATGATTTCACGCAAGCCCTTATTATCGGGCAAGGGGCGGACACGATGGCAGATAATCTGCATAAGCGGATGAAAACATCGTACAGTAACGCTAAGCGGTTAATCGAAACGGAGACGGCACGGGTTCACGAGCAGGGTTTTCTTGATAGCGTGAAAGACCTGGACGTCGAGGAGTTAGAGATACTGGCTACACTCGATAGCCATACTTCTTCCATATGCAGACACATGGATCGTAAACGAGTCAGAGTCGTAGATGCTAAACCAGGCGTAACCGTTCCGCCGTTCCATTGCTATTGCCGGTCTACTACAATTCCATATATCCCTGGACTCGAAGGAACTCGAACAGGTAGAAATCAGAACGATAAGAGTACTGATTTTGACGGGGCGATTACCTACGAGGAATGGGAAAAAGAATATATTAATTAGCAGCGGAAACGCTGCTTTTTTATTGCCATTTTAGTATTGTTGGGCGATAACTAACAAGACCGTAGCCGTGAGGTGTGGCTCACGAAAATAAAGCGAAATGGGTATTTTTTAAGGAGGTCACTATGACTAAGGAAGAATTGTTAGCACTAGGATTAACTGAAGAACAGACTGCTAAGGTCGTTGAAGACTATGGCAAGAATTATGTGTCTAAGGATCAATTCAATGCTAAAAATGAGGAACTCAAATCCGTAAAAGGGGAACTCACGACTCTTAACAGCGAGATTGATAACCTCAAAAAATCTAATGCAGATAATGCGGAGCTTGCGAAACAAATTGAAACGATGAAAGCTGATGCGGAATCTCGTAAAGCTGAATATGAGAATAAAATCGCACAACTTGAAATCGACAATATTGTGAACGTAGCATTGTCCAACGCAAAAGCTAAAAACAACGTTGCAGTCCGTGCGCTATTGGATTTAACCGATGCGAAAGTGAAGGACGGCAAAATCAAAGGGTTAGATGAACAACTTGCTGAAGTTGCTAAAGCTAATCCTTATTTATTTGGGGAAGAGCCCGCCCCTAAAGGTGTAGCGCCTGGTAACCCTGGCGGTAAAGCACCAAGCGGCGCAGTAACTAAAGAAGACTTCGCTAAAATGACGTACTCTCAACGTGCGGAGTTATTCGCAAACGACATTGACCTTTACCATTCATTAACAGGAGGAAACGCTAATGAATAAACAATTCTCTTTTAATTTACAAACATTCGCAGCAGGTCCTACGCAAACTGCTAATGTAGTTAACCCTCAAGTAATGGCGGATATGGTATCCGCAGGCTTACCAAAAGCTATTAAATTTACTCCAATCGCTAAAATCGATAACACATTGGCAGGCGTACCTGGTAACGAAATCACTATTCCAGCATGGGGCTACATTGGTGATGCGGAAGACATCGCAGAAGGCGTAGAAGTATCTGCAACTCAAATGTCCACATCCGTCGCTAAAGCTAAGATTAAAAAAGCGATGAAACGCGTTGATATCACAGACGAAGCTAAATTGTCCGGTTATGGCGACCCAGTAGGCGAAGCTACTCATCAATTACGTTTGTCCTTGGCTTCCAAAATCGACCAAGATGTAGTAACAGCTCTTGGCGGTGCTACTCTTACTGTAACTGATACTAAAGTTATTTCTTATGAAGGTGTAGTCAACGCAGTAGATAAATTGAACGAAGAAGACTACGTTGAAAAATATTTGTTCGTAGCACCTTCTCAAATTACTGCTCTTCGTAAAGATGCTAACTTCGTTGATAAAACAAAATACGGTAACGACGTTATGATGACAGGTGAAATCGGTATGATTGCAGGCTGTCGTGTTGTAACATCTCGCCGCATCAATGACACAGGCGCAACTGTTGATAACTTCATCGTTGGCGTAACTGCAGAAGTGGAAGATGGTACACCTGTATTACCAGCTGTAACAATTTACATCAAACGTGACGTTATGATTGAAGCCGATCGTGTTCCTGAAAAAGGTTTGGACAAAATCGTTGCTAACGAACACTACACTGTTGCATTGACTAACCAATCCAAAGTTGTAAAAGCTACATTCAAAAAATAGTAGGTGAATGATATGACCACGAAAGAGACAGTTTTACAAATTCTTGAATCGTGGCTTGGGTATGACGCAATTTCTGATGTAAATATCATTGAGTATATGATTGATGCGGAAACGCAACATATCCTCAATGATATCAATCAGAAAGAACTACCTAGCGAATTACAGCACGTTCTCGTATATCGTGTAATTGGCAGCTATATCACCACAAACAAAAATAAATTGATTGAAGCTGACGGAGAAATGGCGAGTTCCATTAAAATGGGCGATACCGAAGTTCAATTTAAAGGAACTGACAAGGCATCTCGTCTCCAGGAATTGGCCACCGCTTTGAGTGGATATGGAAGGGGTGACCTAGCATGCTTCCGACGGTTAAGATGGTAGACGCTGCTAGAAAGCAGTTAGAACGATTATACGATTGTACGTGTTATGTTATCTCTGAAGTGGATGCAATGGACCCCGATACTGGAATTATGAGTAAATCTGCCAGTAGAGAGGGTCCTTTTGCTTGTAGAATTAGCTATAAAACTTTCTCTACAGGTCAAATCGCTGAGATTGCGAAATTTAGTACCACCACGGTACTTTTTATCGCTCCGGAGGTAATCATACCTAATGGGGCTCGAATTGAGCTTATAGGGCGAAATACGAAGCAACTTTTTCGCAGTGCCTCGATTTCTGCACGATATGACACCCATCAAGAGGTGCAACTCGAAAATTTAGAGGTACATTGACATGGGCGTTGAATTTGACATGGAAGATTTTGCTGAATTTAATCGAAGCCTGGTCAAACTGAGTCAATCAGGTAGCCTTCAGAATTTCAACAAGCAAGTTGTGAAGGAAATGGCTACCGTGTATGTGCGTGAAGCTAAATTGAACACACCTGTAGGAAAACGATCGGTTAAATTCATGCAAAACGGCAAAGTACAAACAAAGTATTTTGATAGCGAGCATACCCGCCAATCGTGGAGTGTTGGTAGATATCAACTGAACGAAAAAACCGGACGGGTTGAGGTGTTTAACACGTCCTCTTACGCCTCGTTCCTTAATGATGGCCATCGGCAAGAAGTTGGGAGATTTCTTCCGTGGATAGGCCAATCTAAAGGCGGAGTTATGCAAGGCGGTAGACTGAAAAAGCCTTGGGTAGACGGTGCGTACATGCACGAGAAAGCTGAAAAGGCACTCAGTAAAAACGCTAAACGTATTATGGAAATTACATTAAAGAAATGGATTGAAAAGCATGGTGGATTCTGATGTATTAACAGCTGTATCTAAAGCCGTACATACGGCACTTAACGTGCCTATATACCTGGAATTCAAAGAAAACAATATGACATTCCCTTGCGCATATATCAAGGTGATTGAACCTAGCATGGGAAGACATGTCGGTGATCTTTATAACACTTCTTTGGATTTAGACATCATGTATTACGCCAATAATCTTGATGTGGTTACTGATACGCGAAAACTCATTGATATTCCTAGTGTGCTGTATCTGTTACTCGAATTTGTACAAGTTGGGGAACGTACGATTATGGGGACTGGTATGAAGTACAAGATTTCAGACGGTGTGCTGCACTTCTTCGTGACGTATGAAAACATACTACGAAAAGTGGCCAAGCCTATCGAGCGGATGAAGCACATGGAATTAACGGAAAGGGTAAAAGATGGCAGATGAAAAACAAGCCGTTGAGGTAACGGCTGAACAACAATTTGATGCTTACGCTATCATTGCATCTGACAAATACAGACGGTATCGTGATTTACTCACTTGCCTTCTTAATGAAGATGAAATGTATACGGAAAGCGACATTGATAAGATTTTAAATCAGGCATTAACAACGCCTGTGAAAGGTTAGTGAAATATGGCATTAGGTGGTGGCACATTCTTATTCCACAATAAAGTATTGCCAGGTACTTATATTAACTTCGTATCCAAAGACCGAGCATATGCAGAAGTATCTGACCGCGGCTTTGGTGCGATGCTGCTCTCCTTTGATTGGGGCCCAAGTGGTGAAGTGTTCCGTGTAGATAACGACACATTCCAAAAGGATTGCCAAAAATACTTTGGTTACGACTATGGTCATGACAAAATGAAAGGCTTACGTGACTTGTTCCGCGGTCTTAAAACTGGTTACTTCTACCGCTTAAACTCTGATGGTGCGCAAGCTACAAGCACAATCGGCAAAGCTAAATATAAGGGTATTCGTGGTAACGATTTGGGCGTATCTGTTCAAGCTGATCCGGACAACACTGGTAAATTCATCGTAACTACTTACCTTACTACTGGCGATGTTCGTAAAGCAGTAGATATTCAAAAGAACTTGAAGAATGCGACAGAACTGCAAGATAACGATTACATCGTATTCACTAAAACTGGCGCATTAACTACTACAGCTTATACTGCACTATCCGGTGGTACTAACGGCTCCACAATCACCGTTAAGAACTACCAAGACGGTATTGATATGCTTGAACCTTACTACTTCAATACGTTGGGCTACGCTGGTGCGGACGACACAATTAAGAACTTGCTTATTGCATTTACTAAACGTTGCCGTGAACAAAGTGGCGCTAAATTCCAATTAGTGATTCATGGTAAGACTGGGGTCAACTATGAAGGTGTTATCTCCATCCTTAATGACGTAACCGATGAAGGTGCCGAAAGAGGCTCTTTGGTGTACTGGACATTAGGTCAAGAAGCATCTTGCAATATCAATGCTACAGTAGGCAACATGATTTATGACGGTGAATACACTGTAAACGTTAAGTACAAACAGTTCGAACTTGAACAAGCTATCAAAGATGGTATGTTTATGTTCCACAATGTTACTGACTCCGTTGGTGGTAATATCCAAGGCGACGTTCGTGTATTGAAAGACATCAACACATTTACTGAATTCAGTAAAGCTAAAAACCGCGACTTCTCTCTTAACCAAGTCATTCGTGTATTGGATAACTGGGCAGTTGACGGCGCTAGATTGTTCAATAAAACGCATCTCGATAAATCCCCTAATGACCAAGCTGGTCGTGAGTCCTTATGGGGCGACCTTGTATATCTTGCTGAGCAGTACCAAAAAGTACGTGCTATCCAAAACTTCGATGATAAGGATATCCCAGTACCTACGCAAGGCGATAACAAGGAAGATGTATTGGTTAACGTACAATTACAGCCAACTGTGGCTATGGAAAAATTGTACATGACTGTTGTAGTAGCCTAGGAGGATAACGCATGGAAAATGAAATTTTAGATGCATTGAAAACGATGGATGCAGCTGACGTTGTTTCTTCTAAATTAGCGTCTTGCTATATCGTAGAGAACGGTAACCGATACTTACTGTTTCAAGCTAAAAAGCTTAGCGCAAAAATTAAAAAGAATAAAGAAAAAGTGGCAATCTTGGGCCGTATCGGTGCAGGCAATAAGTCTACCTCCGTAGAATACAGCGGTAGCTTAACAATTTACCACAACACAGCTTTATTCGATAAGATGGTTGAAAAATACTTGAAAACCGGTGTGGATACATACTTCGACATGCAAGTAGTTAACAACGATCCAACTTCTAAAGCTGGTCGCCGTTCTGTAATTCTAAAAGGTGTGAACCTTGATGAATTAACAGCAGCTGAGTTCGACGCTGAAGGCAAATACATCGAACAAGAACACAACTTTACTTATGAAGGTGTTAAATACGTTCAACACTTTAATGAATTAGACGGGATGCAAGCCTAGTGCTTGCTCCCCTTTTTTTAGGAGGTTTTTACAATGGCTGAAAATTTGAGCGCATTCCTTAAGCAAAACGTTGATGTAGTCAATGAGACTGAATACGTAGCATCTAAACGTATCAAAGTGAATGGCGAGCCAATAGCGTGGAAGATTAAAACATTAGCTACTGAAGAAACAGAAAGAATGCGTAAAAAATACACTAAACGCATTACTGACCGCATCACTCGTCAATCTGAAGAACGCTTTGATGCGACTGCATACAACGAAGATGTGCTATCTAAGGCAATCACTTACCCTAATCTTTATGATGCGGAACTTCAAGATAGCTGGGGCGTTACTGAACCAGTTGAGCTCGTAAAAGCAATGCTCACTCCAGGTGAATACGCTGACCTTTTGGCAGCAGTAACAGAAGCACAAGGCTATGATGTCGGCATGGAAGATAAGGTAAAAGAAGTAAAAAACTCCTAGAATCCAATGAAACAGAAACGATGTTCGCATATTTGGCATTTGTTAAATACCATATGCGACCTTCTGTTTTTGCGGATATGGACATGAATGAAAAGGCTGTAGTAATTGCCTTTATTCAGCAACATGCCAAAGATGAGCAAGACGAAATGAATAAGGCAAAAAGGGGGTAATGAATGGCTACACTTTCTAACTATATAAGCCTCTCTACTAATATTCCTAATGCTATGAACGCAGCCGCAAACGCAACAACTAAAGCCTATCAATCCATGAACACGCTACATAATAAGATGAACGGTGTATCGAATGCTAGTGAAACACTAAAGGCTAGCATGGGCGGTATCATGAACAGCTTCGCCGGTAATTTGTTGGCTAGTACTGTGATGAATGGCATTGGCGCTATAAAAGGCGCCATTGAATCGATTCAAGATACTGCTACAGAATGGGCACAGGTGCAAGCTCGCCTTAAATTGGTAGCGGGTAGCCAGGAAAACGCTATTTACCTAAATAAGCAGATATTTGAATCTGCACAGCGTGCAAGAGGCGGGTATTTGGAAATGGCAGACGCTGTAATCCAGGTATCCCAATCCGCACATGATGCGTTCCCTGACCCGAGAAAAGCTGTAGAATTCATGGAAGGTATCCAAAAGGTATTCGCTATTGGCGGTGCATCGAAAGAAGCACAAAAGAACGCCATGCTACAGTTAACGCAAGGTTTAGCCAGTGGACAATTACAAGGTGACGAATTCAGGTCTATCGCTGAAAACGCGCCGATGATTGAAAACATCATTGCTAAATCTATGGGCGTATCCCGTGGCGAACTTAAGAAGCTAGCCTCTGAAGGCAAGATTACTGCTGAAGTAATTAAAAACGCTATTATGAATAACTTGCCTGAGATTGAAAAGCAGTTTGAATCGCTTCCAAAAACATGGGGCGATCATATGCAGTCGATTAAGAATAAAGCTATTCGAGCGTTCGAGCCTGTATTCCAGCGAATTTCCGACCTTGCTAATAGCGAGGGTATCCGTGAGTTAGTGGACAACGTAACAGGAGCTATCCAAACGGTAGCACCAGTATTCTATTGGCTGGTAGGTGTTATCGGTGAAACGATTAACACCGCAGTATGGGCTTTTAATACGTTATCAAACTTTGTTAGACAACACTCGTCTATCATGTATACAGCAATGATAATTTTGGGTGGAGTTATGGCGTTCTACGCAATCCAAGCCGGTATAGCAGCCGGAAGAACGATTCTCGCTGCAGGTGCTATGGCGATTAAGGCCGTAGCAGATTGGGCGGAAACTGCTGCTCTGTTAGCAATGATTGTAGCTCAGGAAGGATTGAACGCTGCATTGTACGCCTGCCCATTAACTTGGGTAATCGGTTTAATTGTTGCAGTTATAGTCATAATCTACTTAGCGGTAGAAGCTATTAACTATTTCTGTGAAGCGAATATTAGCGTACTAGGAATCGTAGTTGGTGCTTTTTGGGCGTTCGGTTCCGCTATTTTTAATGTGTTTGCTTTGGGATGGAACATCATCGCAGCATTTGTTAATTTCTTGGCCAACGTATTCAAAGACCCGTTACATGCAGTCGCTAACTTGTTTATCGATATATGGAATGGTATTTGGCAATTCGTGAAAGCTAGAATTAACGATATTATCGATGCGATTAATAAAATCCCAGGCGTAAATATCGATAAGGTAGGCGGGTCTACTGGTGTACTAGAACGGTTTGAGATTGCCGGCGGTGAAACCACTGTCATGGGTAAGATGGATTATTCTAGTGTTACAGGAGCTTTCGGCGAAGGCTATAACATTGGGGCTAACCTTAGCCTTGGTGATTTAATGCCTAACATGCCTGGTGTTAAAACTCCTCAAGAGTTTGACGCTAGCAAAATTACTCCAGGCGCTGATCATGATGCGGCCGATAAGACTAAGAAAAATACAGGCAAGACTGCCAAGAACACAGGCAAGATTGCCAAGTCTATCGACATGACAAATGAGGAAATCAAGGCACTCCGTGAAAGCGCTATCGATAAATCGTTGAAGAAATGGCAAGATGCCAACGTGATTCACATTCAAATGAATAACGATGTGGAAATCAACAACGGCACTGACTTAGATGGCTTTACAAGTCAAATCTCGAAAGGCTTGAAAGATGCGTTCGCAATTCAAAGGGAGGGAATCTAAATGTATTACTTCTATATGGGGACGATGCAGATACCGATTCCCCCTAAAGAATTAACCACTACTATCAACGGCAAGAACGAAACAATGGAGTTATTGGGGAAAGGTGAAGTTAACGTTATCAAGCCAGCAGGGCTTACAGACCTTGCTTTCAAATTCTTATTGCCTAACTCTGATTATCCATTTAATGAGTCCTTGCTCTTTAAGTCTAAAAAGGCTAAGTACTATATCGATGAACTCGAAAAGCTTAAGACCACAAAGACGATCTTCCAATTTATCGTAGTTCGAATGAAACCGGGCGGACAGATGCTAGCCATGACTAACATGAAGTGTACGCTTGAAAACTACGTCATAGAAGAAGATGCAGATAACGGCTTTGACTCGTATGCTAGCGTTACATTGAAACAGTGGAAGCCTTGGGGTGCTAAACGAATTGAAGTGAAGACCGATAAGGATGGCACTGCAAAAGGTAGCGTTAAGTCGGACAGACCTACAGATGGTAAGGTGGCCGCATCAACTGCCAAAGCATCCAAAGGGCAGACTTTACAGCAAATTGTTAAGAAACAACTAGGTAATACGGATAACCTCTTCCAAATTGCAGCACTTAACAAAATTGCTGTGCCGGCTATCTTGGGCGTAGGCCAAGTTGTCCAGCTTAAGCGAGAGGGTAATAACGAATGGCTATAGATGAAAAGAAAACGGCCGAAAAATCTCAAATCAAAGGCACTATCATTCCGTTACCCATGCCAGTGCAACTACACTATGAGCTGACCATCAGAAATAAAAGCACTGGTGATTTATGGCTCATAGAACCTGAAGACGGTGTACAAATTACGAGAGCAGTTGACTGCGTTCCAAGTAAGATGACATTTAAAGTACCTAAAGACCCTAACCTCAGTTTTGAAGAGGGTGATACTGTCAAGTTTACCTTAAACGGAGGAGCGGTATTCTTTGGGTACGTATTTGAGAAACAGCGTGACGGTAAGAATTCGATATCAGTTACTTGCTATGATCAAATACGCTATCTCAAGAACAAAGACTGTTATGTTATCGGAGCGATGACCGCGACGGAGTTCATCAAAATGGTAGCCGATGACTTTGGATTGAAATGTGGTTATATGGACGATACCGTATGGAAAACGCCGGAGAAACCGCAAACCATATTCAAAGATAAGTCACTGCAAGAAATGATATGCCAACTACTCGATAAAACGGCTATTTACACGCCTAATCATGCATTCTACCATTTGTATGATGACGCGGGCGAGTTACGGCTAGCATCGTTTGAGACTATGAAAACGGATATTTACATTGATGACGAGTGTATGGAAGACGTGCAATATACGACTTCCATAGACAAGGAAACATACAACTATGTAAAAATCGTCCGCACAGTTCCAAACGGCGCATCAAGTAAGTTGGAAAACACATTCATAGCTAAGGACGATAAGAACATCGAGAAATGGGGCAGATTACAGTATCTGCTCATTCCTAAAGAGAAGGACATCAACGCAGTAGCACAAGCCAAGGCAATCATGGCTCACAAAAACAAGAAAAGCCGTGAAATCAAACTCAAAAATGTCATTGGCGATGTGCGTGTACGTGGGGGTTCTTTGGTATATATCAATCGAAACTTTGGCGATATGATTGTTAATAATTACATGATGGTAACATCTGTTACCCATACGTTTAAAACAGGATTTCACGGAATGGATTTAGATTTACGATACGTTGATAATGATGCAGCTTATGAAGTTGCAAAAGACGAAGATGCGGAAGCAGTTAAGAAGATTGAAGCTGCTAAGAAAACCAAAGGTACTGCAGTCGCTACTGGGGCGGGCGGTACAGCAGGTCAAGTCGATACCGCATTCAGCGCCAATGACGGCCGAGTATCTCAATATGGTAGTGTAGGGTGCGCTGACACAGTATGCGCTACTGGGTCTTGGTACAATTCTGATTTGAAAGCAGAATATGACAAAGGGACGGCATCTGTTCCTACACTTCGCCAAAACCTAGAAGCGAAAGGCTATGTTACCGAGCAGTTTAACGGCTATGCCAATAAAGGCGATTTATTGATTTACGGCGACGATGATCATGTCGTAATCGCTGATGGCGCAGGCGGGTGCTTTGGTAACTCCTCTAGCCGTGGATATGCTATGAAGTATGGCAACGCAAATTATGCGTGGCATAATGACGAAGCGCCAACTAAGATTATTCGAATGGGGGCTAAATAATGGATAGCGAGTACATGAAAATCGTTAACACGATTAAAGAAATAGCGAGCACCGTTATATCAAATGGCGAACCCATGGAAGTAATCGTCGGCGAAGTTGTCAGTGTGTCACCGCTTGCTATTAAGATAGACCCAAAGTTAACTGTACCCGAAGAGAATATTATTCTTACCAAAAACACCTGTGAATGGACTATGGAGATGAGTGTTGATCATGTTACAGAAAACCGAGCAGGTGGCGGCGGTATGGCTGAATACGCAAGCCATAACCATGAGTACAAAGGGCGTAAGAAATATCTTGTTCATAACCAATTAGTAATGGGCGATAAGGTCATTATGCTGAAGGAAACCGGCGGACAGCGTTACATAGCATTAGACCGTTGGTATAACCCGAATAGGGGGTGCACGACTAAGTAATGGCAGATAATTTACTATTACCAAAACAAAGTAACGATGCGCTTATTCCTGACACAGTGAATTATATTGAACCTTCGCACACGTATGACGTTGATTTTAGAACGGATAGCCAAATTAGAGGCTATGCGGATAAGTTGCGAGCTATGGAGCAAGCGATATATAAAATCATCAACACGGAGCGATACCAATATATTATCTACAGTTGGAATTACGGCATCGAACTACAGGACTTATTCGGTCAGCCAATTCCGTATGTGTACGCTGAGTTACAGAGACGCATAGAAGAGGCTTTACTGAATGACGATAGAATAACTAAAGTATACAACTTTGACTTTAGTCACGAAGGTGGCGACGTCATGGTTGAGTTTGATGTAGATACCATCTATGGTACGCTACAAAAAATCAAGAAAGGGGTGAGAGGTATTGTATGAGCATATGACGGCCAATCGAATTGAAAAACGAATGCTCGATAGAGTTAAAGATGAATTCGATCGGCGCGAAGGTAGTGTTATATACGATGCTACAGCTCCGGCAAGCGTTGAGTTTGCAGAATTATATATCCTAGCCGATGTGATTCTGAAACAAGCGTTTGCAACGACCGCAGACCGGGAATTCCTAATACTTCGTGCTGCGGAGTTTAATATTTACCCGGAACCTGCAACGCAAGGCGAATTTGAAGCTCAGTTCAATATGGAGGTACCGATTGGCTCCAGGTTTAATTACAACGAATACAACTTTGTTGTAACAGCGCTAATCGACGACACTGAACATAAGTACAAGCTCAAATGCGAACAGTACGGGCGTACTCCTAATGCGACTACTGGGGATATCACACCAATCCAAGGTATTAATGGTCTTACCTCCGCTAAGATATTAAAGAATATCACGCCTGGTGAAGACGAAGAAGATACAGAAGTATTCCGTAAACGGTACTTTGATGCTTTGAAATCAAAAGCCTATGGCGGTAATGGTGCAGATTACAAGGAAAAGGTATTAGCTATCCCTGGCGTTGGCGGTGTTAAAGTATACCGTTGTTGGAATGGTGGCGGTACAGTTAAGCTAGTCGTATTAAACAGCGACTACAAGCCGGCAGCAGATGAACTGATTAAGGAAGTAGAGAACGTTATAGACCCTGCACCGAAAGGCAAGGGCTATGGGCTTGCTCCTATCGGTCATACTGTAACAATCGAAAAAGCGGATCCAGTTACAGTCAACTACCGAATTGAAGTGACTATGATGAGCGGGCACAATATTAACGAAATCCAAACCCTTGCAGAAAACGCTATCAAGCAACGATTACTTATCCGTGCTAAAGAATGGTGTAATCAAGACGAGAAGGAACATGTTATTCTTCGGACTAGCTTGGTAACGGCTTTAATGGTTGAGCTTCCTAATGTTCTTGACGTCGGTAGGATTACTATAAACGGCGCTTCTGTTTCAAAGCTTGAATTGAAGGATAATCAAATCCCTGTATTAGGGACGATTACTTTGGTGGCAGTATGATTACAGATTTCGGCATTTTTAAGAGAGATATTGATATCTCGCAATTCGCCGTTCCGTTAACTCGAGATTCTCGGGATATCCAAGAAGTGTATAGAGTGGAATCGGCAGAACTGCAACTACTATGGGATATCATGCTGGATATCTTTAAGGAAGAATACATCTATACCGCCGCAGATTACGGACTTGAAGCATGGGAACAAATATTAGGCATCAATCCTCCGGATTTGACAGACACAGAAGGGCGCAGAAGTGAAATACTATCGGTATTAATCGGACAGCGTCCTTTTACTATGCCTAAAGTACAAGAAATGCTTAACTTTAAGTTTGGTAATCATGTAGTAACGCACTCTGTTAACTCCGATAGGTATGAGTACTGGTTAGATGTAGTAGATGGCTTTGAGACACAGCTCAACAATATCATTGATTACGTTGAGCCTTTAATTCCTAAGAACTTAATCATCAAAACTAAAAGTACCACAAACCTTAACGGCGAAATATACATCGGTGCTATCTCTGATGTATATGAATCCTTCCATGTCGGAGCGGCATTAGATAAGTTTGATTTCAAAGTAGGCTCTGACATTAATATAGGCATGAGCTTCGACGTATTAGAAACAATTAAAGTATAAGGAGAACACATGGCTTCTATTTATCCAAATACACGATTAACCAATTATGGCCGTGAGTTAATCGCTAGATCGCAAGCAACCGGTAAGAAGTTGCAATACATTAAGCTAGTTACTGGTGACGGTCAGCTCGATAATCAAAATATCGATACTATGACCTCCGTGCTAGCCCCAAAATTAGAGTGCCCGTTCACTTCAGGCGGTGAATTCGTAGGCGACGGGCAATTTAGAATTGAATTCGCTGTTGGCAATAGCACAGTAAATAGCGGATTCTTCGCTAGAGAGTTAGGCGTATATGCTAACCTTGAGGGTGAATCTGATTCCGCTGCTAAACTCATTGCTTATAGTAACGGCGGGAACTATGCTTCCTATATTCCGTCCAAAGAGACACCGATTAATTCTAAAGTGTTCTCTTTAGATGTAGTAATCGGTAATTCTACAAATGTAACAGTTAAGAAGATTGATGCGGCATATCTTACTAGGGGCGCACTAGATTCTCATAACCGTGATACAAGTGCACACACCAATATCACAGACCAAATTAAGGCGATTCTTGGAAGTGCGAACTGGAACGACTCCCCGGCTAGTACACTAGTCACAATTAAAAACTTGTTAGGGCAAGGCGCTATCGTAGCGTCTAAGCTCGACGCTAATGCGGGCTTTGTTAAATTCGCTAATGGTTTCACTATCCAGTGGGGA